GTGCGGAAAAAACTAAATGGAATTATCTCATCCCTCTATGGTTACTGCCAACCGCTTAGTCGCTCTGAGTTTATCTCGAGCTATACGGGCCAAGGTGGTAAAGTGAGGAGATATACTGAAGCCATGAAGTCACTTGAAAATTTTTCATTGCATTCACGTGATGCTACTGTGCGCGCATTTATCAAGAAGGAGAAATTAACGAAGTTTAGTCCTAGAGTCATCAGTCCCCGAGACCCTAGGTTCTTATTAGAGCTCGGTTGTTACATTAAACCGATTGAGCACAAGGTTTATCATGCTTTGTCAAAGCTCAGACGATGCTTCACTGGGGAAGTGGTTGCCAAAGGATTGAACGCGATGGCGCGTGGTAGCTTACTGTACAGAAAATGGAAGAATTTCAGGAATCCTGTTGCGATATCCTGGGATCAAAAGAAATTTGATGCGCACGTTAGGGTAATGTGTCTTAAATACGAAAACTCGATTTTTGAGGCATTTTATACTGGCGAGCATCGAACCAAATTATCTAGGTTGCTATCGATGTGCCTAGTTAATAAATTTCGAGCGTATTTTCCCGACGGATCGGTTAAGTACACCGTTGAAGGGGGAAGGTGTTCCGGGGATGTGCAAACATCTCTTGGGGCAATTGTCATTGTTGTTAGTATGTTTATAGCGTACTTTGATGATTGTTCCATCTCGAAATTTGATATATTGGATGATGGTGATGATATTGTTACTATTTGTGAGGAAGATGATTTAATCAAATTATTACCTGAGGAGGAATGGTTTGCTAGATGTGGCTTTAGGGTTACTAAAGGTAAGCCAACAAGGATCTTAGAACAAATAGAGTTTTGCCATGCTCATCCAATAGAGTACTCACAAAACGAGTATGTAATGGTTCGAAACTTCCCTGATAATATTCCAAAGGATTTCACTTGTTTGTCATCTGTCGGAAACACTGTACAATTGTTATCATGGTTCAATGCTATTGGTGATTGCGGTCTGTCACTTACGAAGAAGATTCCTGTCTTATCCTCATTTTACGAAATGTTAAAACGGAACGGGAAAGGAGCCACCTGTAAAATAGATTTCTTCGCAGATTCAGGGTTTGCATTAATGGCTAAGGGAATGTCATTTAATGATGGAGTCATTGAGGATTGTAGTAGATTGTCGTTCTATAAAGCATTCAATTTGATTCCGGAAACGCAAATTTTACTGGAGCAACATTATCGTCAGATGAATTTCGATGTTGTAATGCCCAGCAACTGAAGCCCCTTGGAGCCTCGTAGCACCTAAATAACATAATAGATCTAATAAGAATAGTTTAAGAAACTAACCAATTTTGAATTTTAAATTTTGAAAATAAAATAATACAACCATTTATATGGCAAAGAAGAAAGCAAATAAGAAACAAGGCGCGAAACGTCGTAATCGAACGAATCGTCCGCCCAAAATGCAGTCGGTCCAATCAGGAAATCCTATCTCGTATCAATCAAAGTCACTTGGTGGGAATATTGGATCCTCTCTCGGAGGAATGGCAGGAGATATGGTCTCAAGAATATTTGGATTTGGTGATTACACTGTGGAACAAAATAGTTTAGTCGCCAGTAACGTCCCGGTATTCAGTAACTCAGAAGCTGGTGTTATAAGAGTGCGAAATAAAGAGTATTTGATGGATATTAGTTCTTCCGTCCTCTTTACTGTAGCATCTTATCCGATGAACCCTGGGTTGGCTACGTCTTTTCCGTTCCTATCGCAAATCGCAGCAAATTACGAGGAGTATACAGTGCATGGAGTCGTGTATTACTTCAGATCATTAGCCGG